AAGCCGTAAATTGACAAAGAAACAAGAGAAAGATTATATGATGCGTGTGAACCTTGATCAGATCAAGGCACTTACCGGAAAGAAAAAGAAATGAAACTTGATCTTCGTGAAGACAAATATGCAAAAACAAAAGGCATCAAAGATGTAAAGAAAGCCAGCGATGAGGTCTTGCAGGACACTATCGACACAGGCTCTCCAGCAGCGAAACCCGCAGAGAAAGAGTTGCAAGACCGCAAAAAGAAAGCGGCTGCTTCTGGCGAGAATTCAGAAAAAACCCCAGAAGAGAAGCCTGCCGAGAAAGAGGCTGAGAAGCCCGCTGAGAAGCCGGAGGAAACTCCGGACGAGGAGCCAAAGGACGAGCCGAAAGAGCCTGAGAGCGATTCTACGGACTCTGAGGATGATGTCAAGAGTCTCATCCGTTCTGAGGAAGAAAAAGAGAGAAAAAAAGCCGTTAGTAAGTCAAAACAAGCCCTAAACGACATCACATCAATTGTGAAACTTAAAAGGCTTGAAAAAGAGGACGAGGAAAATTTAAAAAATAAAGTTATTGACGTATTGAAAATTAAAGCGTCCAATGTCTTTTCGTTTGATCCAACCGACGAATCTCTTCGTGGAAAAATCGCTGATAAAATTAAAAATGAAATGCAAAAAGACATTGACGAAACAGACGCAAAGGCAACTGATCTTGAAACTTTGTTGCGAAAATATGAAAAACCAAAACACTTTCAAATCGCCAAGAAAATTCTCAAACAAAAAGGCATTGAAGATCCTGCTGAATTCTTGAGTAAAAGTAAAGAAGAGCGAGAAAAGATTATAACGGAGATTCAAAACGCCATTGACGAGGACGAGGGAAAAGAGAAGCCTAAGCAAAAGACCAAGAAGAAAAAGACCAATGAAAGATACCGTGGAATTCACGGAGCATTGAAGGCTATTCAAGAAAACACGGGATTACGAAAAGATTATGCGTCCATGAGAACAATCCTAAATAGAATGTATGGAGAACACTAACTATGCCAGAAGGAATTGATGACGTTTACAACGGTGCAACACGAAATGGTCGTAAAAGATTTTCAAATCCCACCTCTGTAAAAGGTTTTATTCACGGTCAACACACAGTGACCACCAGCGGAACGACGATGGGTAGTCAAGACCTTAATTCGGGGGTTCGTATCAAGTCGAACGGTGGAACTATTTTCATCGGTGGCTCAACTGTTACCACCACCAATGGATATCCACTTGCAAATGGTGAAGAGGCTTTCATTGATGTGGACTCTATGAGTAAAGTGTATGTGAGAGCGGCTTCAACAGGATTCACCGCCGAATTCCTTGCTTCTTGAGGTGACTCTTGAAGTCCTCGGCGATCATAAAACAGAATAGACAAACTCTGCCACCCGGAAGTAGATTTTGGACACCTGCTAATCTTCCACATCTTATCGCATGGAATTCTGTAAGAACTCTACAAAACTTGACTGCTGACGCAACCACTGAATTCTTTTACGATGTTAGCGGAAACGGCAACGCGGTGCGTCAAACCGAAGAGAACAAACGACCCACTGTAAAAGTATCCAGCGATTTTGGAAACCTAAAAGTTTTAGATTTTGATGCTGGAACTGATTTTATGAAAAAAACACCACCGCCGGACTCACTTGATATTGATGATGGTGACTTCTTTTTTTGTTCTGCTATCAAGGCGGGCGAAGATGACACTAATCAAACGATTATGTCCTTGCAACGAGTAGATAACAGCGAAGAACTACGATTGTTTTTGCAAGGGAATGGAACATTTACTTTTAGAATCTCTGGTGATGACCTTGCAAGAGCAACAGGAGACTTGGAGGAATCTGTAAATTTAGTTTACGCGGAGAGAATCAACGGAGCGATGAGAGTTTTTGTCAATGGCACTGTCGGAAGCGTTCAGGATACCTCAACAACTGCAATCAACAATAATGGTGCTGTTTTGCTGGGGTCTTTGAATACAACAGGCGCACAACTTTTTGGCGGTCAGATCGCTGAGGTCGTATATGGTGGTTCAACATCCAAGGGTATTTTGGACGACAATCAAAGACAATTATTAGAGGGATACATGGCTCACCGTTGTAATATTTCAAGTCGGCTCGTTGCATCCCACCCCTACAAAAATAAACCACCAAGAATATGAAGACCGCAGCGATTAGTAAAAGTTCGTTTCAGATTCCTAATGGATCTTTGGGCGAAGACCCGCGATCAAGGGCTAATGTTTTGCATTATTGCTCGGCTGATCTTGACACCGCTGCCAGCGGATCAGACGTAAGTATCAAAGACTTTATCAGCGGCAGTAGTTTTGCTGGTGGTAACTCTGGCACTAGGGGTGCATCTATCAACGAAACTGGCGGACCAACTGGTAAAAGAGCATACGATTTTTCTACAGGAGTTTACAATTTAGGAAACTTCAACTCAAACGCAACCAACTTTGCATTTACAATGGTTACAAAAGTAACGGACACAACCTCAAGTGGAGAGGGGCAAATTGTGTTCAAAAATCCTACTGGTTTTGGTTTCGGTGGCGATTTCAGCGTAAAATACAAAGTAAATATTCCCTCTTTGGATCTACCCGAAGGAAAAATCGTTAACAATCTGAATTTCACTAGTGACATAAACGAACCACAAAACACTACCGTTAACAATCTGTTGAGAAGTTATCATGTAATGTCAATCGTTCAGGCGAATGGAAAAATGAGACTTCGTTTTAATGGTCAGCAGCACAGAGAAGTCACGAATACTGGCTTGACTACAAATTTAGATTTTCTTTTGGGCGATGACACTGCCGATGGATCAAGTGACGCTGGAAAATTCATAACTCCTGAATTTATAATTTATACTTTGACTGACACAACCAGTCTAACTGATGTAGAAAGCATAGAAAGATATCTTGAGAGAAAATATAGTGTTCACTTCAAGCCGATTTCATAATTGTCTTGACATGCTTTAAACTACCGTTACAATTTGAGTGCAATGAAAAAGTTTACATTTACACATATCCCACCACCTAAAAATATTCAAGAAATGAAAACGGTTGAGGACGAAGAAGGTCGCTTCTATCTGGCTCCCGGTGAAAAGCGATATCCGTCTGTTACCACTGTGGTTGGATTTGAGAAAGCACATTTCTTTGCAAAATGGCGAAGAGAGAATCCTGTTGAAGCCAAGCGAACAACTGATCGTGGCAACGTCTTGCACCTAGCCTGTGAGAATTATCTCAACAATGAAGATGTCGGTGAACTCGCCCCCAACGAGGCAATGTTGTTTGCCAATATGAAGCGAAGCCTGCACCGTATTAACAACGTTCGGGCGCAGGAAGTCCCGCTCTGGAGTCACACTCTGAAACTGGCTGGTCGTGTGGATTGTGTCGCAGAGTTTGATGGCAAGTTGAGCATCATTGACTTCAAGGGTTCTACTCGTCGCAAGTCACCATCCAATATTACAAACTATTTTTGCCAAGCCACAGCCTACTCAATCATGTGGAATGAGATGATGGGTGAAGAGATTGATCAGATCGTAATTCTGATCTCGTCCGAGGACGGAGCGAATCAAGTCTTTGTCAAGCAGCCTGTTGACTATGTGCGTGAACTTAGGCGTGCGATTGAGATTTATGACTCAGCGAAGAAATCTGGCTCGCCTCTGTGGCGTTGACTCTTTATTGGGTGTAATTCTTACATCAATAGACGGCAATAACTCTGGAAAATCTGGGTCACGGTAAAATTCAAACCAGTGATTACCAACACCGTTTTTTAAATTTTCGTTTTGTTGCACGCGATCATAAATTGACAGTTTGGGACGCATGGCAATTCTTACAATTGATGAGCGATTGTCAATCGCGTCTTGAACGATGTCTTTAATATCAAATTCAAGAACCTCACCCTTTTGCAAGGGTTTACTGATTGTGAACTCTTTAAGAGTATCTGACACAATATCACTACCACTTGTGCCGTAGTATGAGTCCCAACCGTTCGTCTCGTTATACAAGAAACGGTCGCCCTCTGCACCCTGAACATAATTTGCGGTGTATGGTTTTGACACGGCAGCGTATTGGAATTTTCTTGGATTTACCCGAAGTGGTCCAAATAAGGATGAAGATGACGGATATGATGATGAGGGTATAGACCTTTCACCAAAGTGTGACTTTACAACAATCTTAAGTTTTGCACTGCGAACATGATCGCCGCTTTGTAAGGCAAAGTCTCCTTGTGAAACATCAAAATGAAAGAATGATTGCAAGAAGTCAGAGCCTTTGTTTGCACCATCTAAAATCGTTCCAAGCGGGATATCTTGTTTGAAGTCATTAATCTGTCCGATGTCAGCGAAGTTGGTGTTGTCCTGACCCTCAGATGAAAATTGCATAAAGTTTCTTTGAATTAAGTTAGTGAAAAAAAGTTGGAAGTCTGGTTCATACTTTGTCGTATCGAAACCAGAAAACTTTGCACTCGACAGGACTTGAGTTCTTGACACTCCATCAACACTGGGAATCTCAGCCTTTGTGTCGATCAAATAATTTGACCCTCTTAATAAATTTTTAGGAAACTCTGCCTTGATGAATTTATTAATAAAGTTTGGATAACTTTTAAGAATACCCGGATGGGTGAGTCTGAACTCATCTGATAAGATGAAGCGATTGAAACGAACACCGACAGAATTAGATGTCTTTTCGTTAACTTCGTTAATTATGCCACCAATCGTTCTAACTTTAGTATTAAAAAAACCTTTAACTCTAGAGATACGAACCATTCCTGTTCCAAATGCTTTTGGATTAAAGGTAAATGGCGAATCAACACTATCTAAAAATTCAGTCATATTTTTTCCTCATCCAATATCTCCACATTTCAAAATTTCGTCACCAGAATTATCACCCGGAGTTCCATCTTGCTCTACACACTCACAATCACCACCGACATCACACGG